GGTCGCGGTCCTGCAGTAAAGCGAGTCGTGATGACGAATAATTTGACTGTGAATAATCGTTTGACAAGACCTCATATGAGCAGCCGACACCTGCACCGAGTGCCCTGAGCTGTGCCCTGAGAAACGGCTCATACTCGCCATTAGGCGAATCCATATCAGGAATGGTGACAGTCTCCCCAGGAGCTAGATAAGAAAATTTCCCAGGAGAAAACGACTCGACTCTTTCGTTTTCAAAAACATCGTCGCCAACAAGTTCGCCTTCAGGTGATTGAATAAATCCCATCAAAGCAGAACTTGCACGAGCACGCACAACACTCGCCTGTTCCCAACCATCAAGGTGGTGCATTCTTTGCATCGAAGATGCAAGCCACGGAACCCCACGAGTTTGGCCAGGGCGTGCAGATGTCCGGTCGAACAGATGGATGACATCTTTGGCAGGAACAATGATGTGCCTCTTGCCTGGCTCCCGTGTGGGGAATGCCGTGTCACCAGGATGACGGCTTAAGAAGGCGTAGCTAACAGGCCTGCCAAACTTGTCCAGCTCAACGCCAAGTTTCCAGACGTTGCCTGGTTTGGTTGTTGGGCTGTTGTAATCCTCGTCAAGCTGGTCAGCCTCGAGCACCTCAAGGGCAAAATTGACTTTGCTGCGCCCAAACTTCTGCCGCACCATGCGGATAAAGACTTCGCCGCTCTCGCACATCGACGAGACAGCAAGCTTTTCAATATCGGCAAAACACAGCTGGCCTGCAGTGTTGCAGCTGTCTTTACGGCCCCACATCGACCAGGCTTTTTCAATCTGCTCATTAATGCGAGTGTCGAGCTTGCCGCCACGCTGTCGCATCACCTGCGCTTGCAACCGCACACCGGTGCCCACAACAGAGTTGCGGACAACTCTTACTGCGCTTTTTGCGTAATCGTTATCGCGCACAAGCTGCCGCGATCTAGACCGCAGCCGCTTCAAACTGCCCTTAATTTCTTGGTCAGCAGACGTAATAGATGTAACCCAGTCAGATGTCAAACGACTGGTCTGAGCACCTCCAAACATGCGAGCGCGTGGACGCTGCAAAGGCTCAGGATTTGTGCGCCAGAGTTCGCGCCATGCAGAACGGATGCCCATTTCAGAACCTCACATACTTGGTAAAAGGATCGCCAAGCCCGTTGGCAATTTTGACGCGTCTACGCTCAAGGTTCACGATGTAATTTAATTGGCTTTCCCGACTGCGTAATTCAGCAAGATCAACACGCTTAAAAGTCCGGTTGCCAATGCTGTACTCAGCAGCCTTGTCAGCAATAATCGCGCGGATTGCTGCCGTAACTGCTTCTAAATCTTTCTCCGCCTGCGTGCGCCCATCAAAAGCTCCAGGCTGTCCGGTATAAGCAAGGCTAGCAAACACCTCTAGCTGGCCGTTGCCAAGCGTGAATTTTTCAGAGCCCTTCGAGGCTTCCGCATAAAAAAACCAATTCCCAGAGTCAAAACCTGCGCTGTCGGTCGCACTAATCGCAAATTCCCAACCGGTGCCATAAGAAGTGCCGACAACAGTGTGGCCCTCGTGATTCGTGTTAGTTCGTAGGTAGTAGGTCAAAGACCAGTTACCTGTGCCGCTAGTGATGCTTTCATTTAAAGGACCAACAGCTGCGTCATCCCTCCATTTGATCGTTGTGCCGGCGTAGATCTTTTTGGGAATGTTCACGTCACCAGCTGTTTACGAACGATGGAGCCGGTTTAGACGGCTTTGCTTTCGATTTTAGCGGTCGTTTGTCGCCTAGTTCCAGCTTCTCACGCAGGTTTTCCCACATTGTGAGCTTAGGCAGCCGACGAATGTACAGCTGGAAAGCCGCATAGGCATAAACCGCACAATCAAGGCACTCAGCTCGCGATGATGCTTTTCTTACCCAAATGCGCGTGGGCATGCTGTTTCTATAAACAAGTTTTTGCCGTTCAGAAGTAAGTTGTTGGAAGTATTCAGTATCAGCAGCTAAGCCAAAATTAAGGTTGCCAGGACCTTTTTCTAAGCGAAGTTTGCCAAATAACGTAGTTTTAATTGTGTCAGTGCCCAGCATGTAAAGAGTTACACCTTTTTTAATGGTGCGGCCTTTCCAGTTGACATCAACTTTGCTCCCTTTCCCTACTGCTGTAGCGTTGCGCCTGCTGCTGCCTTTAATAGCAACAACGCCACGCGGTAAACGCTCACGCACATAGGCATAGGCCTCATGGGTGCAATATCCAGTGTCGACAGCTAGCTGCGCAATCTTTAGGTAAAAATGCTCTTCTGTCTCCCACTCAGTTGCGAGAACAGTGTCGAGCTGTTTCCATACATCTGGCTGCGTCGGGTCCCCCATCAGCTTTAAGTGCATAACAAGCCAGCCCGTTTCTGGTTGCCCTTTAGCTCCCGACCAGCCCCAAACTGAAATTTCTAGACGATCCAGCTGCACGTCAACACCGGCAGTAAGCAAAACAACGTCCTTAGGCACAATCCCTGGCTCATAAGGCAAACGACGACTCATCAAACCCTCAGCACTAACCTGCGCTGAGTAGTTTTCCTCATAAGTTTCAGCCAAACGTGTATTAATAAACGTGCGCAATGCCGCCGGGTCATTTTTGGCACGCAAAAAGTCCTCAGCCAGCTCACTCCAGCTAGCCCAGCCCAGCGGGCTATATAAACCGTTTAAATGAAAACCAGCAGTCTTGCCATCAAAGTGCGAATGGTTGCGCCATTCTCCAGCGGCCAACATCTGCGTTTTGTGGTGTTCATCAAACCGCTCTCCGCAGTGCTTGCACTGATACTGGGCCGTTTCAGGTTTGTCCTTTTGCCACTTCAACCGGCTCCACTCAAGATGCTGAAACTCACCACAGCAAGGAGCAGGCACCCAAAATTTACGCTGATCTGACTTTATATATTCCGCCTCGATCTTGCTGAAATCCTTGACTGTTGGCGTAGAAGTCAGCAGCACCTTACGCCTAGCAAACGTTGTCGTTCTGCGTTCAGCCAGCGCTACTGGGTCGCCCTCCCCAGGGATCTCCTGCATAGCGTCCACCTCATCCATAAATAAATAACGGCAGGGTGCAGAACGCAGTTGACTAGGACTGTTCGCACCAGTGAGCAGCAAAATCCCGCCAACAAAATCCTTGGCAAACATGCTGTTGCTGCCATCTCTAGACCGTGCTGGCGCAATTTTTTGTTTAATCCTCGGAGTGTCTTCTATCAGTCCTTCCAACCTTTGCTTGGACATTCTCCGAGCCATTTCAATCGTTGGTTGAACGGCAAGTAAAGGTCCAGGGCTGTGATCAATAATCCAAGCCAGCCAGTTCAAGCCAACCTCTGTCTTGCCACTCTGCGCTGAAAACATCAACACAACACGCTGCACGCTGCTTTCACTGCTTAAATCACGCATTACCTGACGCAGATATGGCGTGCGATCTGTACGCCATGGCCCAGGCTCTGCACTCGCCTTGCTACTCAACCGCCGATAACGATCACTCCACTCATCAACAGTCAACGGCTCTTCTGGTCTAAGCCCGTCGAGAAAACCTTCACGCCAAGGGTTCATGCGACCTTCGCAATCTCCATCAGACACTGCCGGTGCTCAGTCGTCAACACGCGATGAATTACAGCAGGGTCAGTCTCACCGGCTAATTCATTGCTCAAACGATCAGCAAGGTTGGCCAGCTGTTCGCGGATCGAACGGCCTAGCTGAAAGCTTTCTTTCTTAACGAGCTCAGCAGGCACTAGCTCTTCCATCTGAGTCGCCGCCGTGATCTTGGCAATCTCAGCGTTGTAATGCTCTTTGCGTGCGCGACTTGTGTAGAAGTCCGGCACTTCCTCTTCTTCCACATAAGTCACCTGCCGCCGCACTTCATTCTTCGCAGCCTCGAGAGGTGTCGGTTTTTTCGTGCGCTTCTCTGGAATCTGCGCAGCAGTTGGTCGCTCAGTAACGCCCCAAATCCGCAGGCCTTTCTCTAAGTCAATCTTTGGGTTGACGTTGCCTGTGTCAACCAAAGCGCCATCCAAACGACCTTGCGCAATTGCCTTAGATACCGCTTGGCGACTGCAACCTGCAGCAGTTGCAAACTTAGATGCTGTAACCAACTCAGCCATATGGTTGACACTTTTGGCTGAGCCTAGCTTAATTCTGTCAACCGGTTGACATTTTGCTCGCTACTCAAAAAACGCGCGTTGGACGACC